TTAATCCGCAGTCATATCAATCATGGCCAGCGGATTTTTCGTCGTTGCGTCTTCTAAATGATCGGGCGAAAAGTGAGCGTAAATCATCGTCATTTTGATGTCTGTGTGGCCAAGAATTTGTCTCAGCACCAGAATATTTCCGCTGTTCATCATGAAGTGGCTAGCAAACGTATGACGCAAAACATGCGTTTTCTGACCATGAGGCAGTTCAATATTAGCCATCTTTAGGACGGTATTGAACCGCTTGGTCACATCTTTAAAAAGCGCTCCCTGCTTTTTGTTGATCTCGTCAAACAGCTCTTTGGTGATTGGTACGGATCGATTCTTACCGCTTTTCGTATAAGCGAAATTGATTTTGTATGGGATGACCTGAGAACCTCTTAGATTCAAAGCCTCACCCCACCTGCAGCCAGTGCTCAGGCAAATCTTCACGATAGTGGTCAAATCGGCATTGTCATATGCCTCACAAGCCTTGAGTAGTGCGTTCACCTCGGCAATATTCAGGAATGATAGCTCTTTTTCTTTAATCCTGAATGGCGGAACGTTCTCGATAGGATTGGGATATTTAATATGGCCAAGTTTTTTTAACGTGTTGTATACGGAAGTGAGGTAAGTGCATTCGATATTTATTGTAGATAGCGCGGCCGGTAATCTAAACCGGTTCCGTTTTTTGCTAAAGACTTCACCGCTAATTCTCTTTCTTCGATATTCTGATATGTCGAAAGGGGTAAGGTCAGCAGCGATGGGATCGCCAAGAGCTTCACAAGTTCTGTTTAAATTTTGAAAGCGTAATTTCTTGTTTTTGCCGTCAGCTAGTGTGACGCCATGCAGTTCCCACCACAGTTGGATCAGTTCACTTAAGAGGCGTGTATCATCTTTCTCGCCAAGCCAGGGCTTAGCGTCAGTCTCAGACATGGTGTGCTTTTCGAACGCAACAGCCTCGCCTTTCGTTGAGAACTGCTTTCTAACCCTGCGTCCAGAACGTCCGGCAGGGTAGCATTCACACAGCCACTTACCGCTATCAAACTTTCTAACAGACACTTGATAACCTAAGAATAAAGGGTAGTCATGATAACCTTACCAATCGGTTTGATATCATCGATGTTGCACTCAAAGGAAATTTCATCGTCACTAACTCTTAATTTTTTATTAGGCAAGCGTGAGAGTTTTCTCAGGCTGTTTGTACCTTCGATTTCAACCAGCCAAAGGCCATCAGTAATATCGTTGAATTTACTCTCTAAAATGTATCTTGCCTGATGTTCGATAAGTTGAACCGGTTCTTTGATATCACTTCTTAAGAATGACGTATCGAACAATGAAAATTTTGCATCTTCAATAAGCCCATTTACTATTTTAATATTATTGACACTAATTAGATCTGATTCTTGAGGGGTGAACATCGGTCCTTTACCAGTCATTAACCAGGATAAGGAGGCTTTAGTTTCAGCGGCGCACACGATAATCCAGTCGTATGGAAATGTATCCCTCATCCAACGATTTCCCATGCCTCCCTTTGAAACCCCCATGTGATCGGCTAGCTGTTGTCTTTTACCGAACCCATAAGCCTCGCAAATCCTCTCAATTGCCTCTTTACCACCTTCTGTTGGCGTTAGCTGTATCCCATCTGCGAACGTTTTTATTGACATTTGATTTGTGTGATCCTATTGTCTTTCGTATCCCAGGTGCGAACTGGGTGATACGCGATGTTAACTACATGCGACCTAACAGGAGAATATGCCCGATGGCGACCTTGATTTCAATTTATATCCCAAAAGCGAAACTTACCACCAAAGAGTTCGCAGAACTGCACGGTATGAAGCCTCGTACCGTACGCTCTTGGTGTGAGAAGGGGATCCTTTCTCAGGACAAGAAGTCCCATAAGAACAGCAGAAACACTATCCATTACCTCAAATACATTGAGCGCCAAACCCGTCAGGCACTGGGACATAATCGTTTCCAGATCATCGTGGGCCGTGAACCATCCTGTACCCAATAGGGAACTTTTGAAATGTTTGATTTTCAGGTTTCCAAACACCCGCATTTTGACGATGCGTGCCGGGCGTTCGCGCAGCGTCATAATCTGGCAGATGTAGCGGTTGAAGCCACCATGAACGTGCAGATGTTGCGTAACAAACTCAACCCCGATCAAAAGCACCAACTGACCTGTGCGGATCTTATGCGGCTGACAGATGTTACTGAGGATGCAAGCCTACTTGATGCGCTATTGGCTCAGATGCACTGTCTGCCATCTGTCCCGGTTAATGAAATGACGGCAGACAAGCTGGATATCTACGCACTGAAAGCCACGGCTGAGGTTGGCCAGCTAGCAGCATATGCAGTGTCAGGTGGTCGAATGACAGCTGGAGGTAGAAGTGCCCTTGTGACCAGCATTAATGCCGGCGTCCGTTATCTGTCATTGGCAGCTCTTGCAGTGCAATCGCGTATTCACAGTAACCCCACGTTGTCATCCACCGTAGACGCGGTAAGTGGTATCACTGCTTCTATCGGTCTGAGTTGAGGGAACTATGGCTTTTTCTGTAGCACCTCTTTTGAAGCGTCAGAATCCCTCTCCATCTTTCGGTAATGGCTGGATCATGGGTGAGAAGGGCAGGCGCTGGCATCCGTCAATTTCACAGGCGGAATTACTGGCAGGTTTAACTACCACAGGGAGTAAGAGCAAATGGCTATCAATGCTGAACAAGCTATTGTCCCAATGACGGCCGGGGAACGCGTCAAAGGCCTGAGCCACATTGCAAATCTTCGTACAAAAGTTTTCGGTGAAAGCTGCGGTGACGAGCTTAAGCGGTTCATGTTTGATATGCGCGATAAGCGCGATGTGTATTTTGAAAAGAATAAGCGTGCGCTGTCCGCAATATTCTTTCTGGCAAACCTTAAGTCAGAGCGTCATGAATGTGACTTTGATGAGCTGACGAGTGATGAAAAGTATGCGCTGATAGGTGCTATGAACCATTTTCGTGCAGTCGTGAGTTTATTTCCCAAGAAGCTTTCACTACCTAATTAAGTAACCAACCGAAATTAAAGGCGTAAACCCGCCGGGCATTCTTTTGCCTTAAATCTGGAGAGAGTTAATGAGAAACATTGAAACGAAAGTAATGAAAACTACCCCTGAAGCGATCGAGTCATTGCTGAATGCTGCACGTATGGATGAGCGCCGTAATCGTGCAGCTGTCTTTTCATCCCGCCTTAATTTACTTGCGGAAAAAATTGCCAGTGGTGCGGCGAATTCTATTGAAGCCGCTGAACTGATTCGCGAAGAAGCTGAAGAGATTCAGAAACAGGCGCAGGAGCTGCACTAATGGCTGATTCAATGGATTTAGCGCAGCAGCGCGAGGCTGAGAATCTGGCCCGCAGCCTGGCAAATGTGATCAATCGCCCTGTGAAGATTAGCGCGTTCTTCTGTGAAAAATGCGAAGCACCGATCCTCGAAGAACGCCGCAAGGCACTCATTGGCGTGACACTGTGTGTGACCTGTAAACAAGTTGAGGAGCTGCACGCATCTCATTTCAGAGGGGCATCAGTATGAACACCGTTTTGAAGTGGGCTGGCAGTAAGTCACGCATCATGGCTGAGATTAATAAACACTTGCCGGCGGGTGATCGCCTCGTTGAGCCTTTCGCGGGTTCATGTGCAGTGATGATGAACACTGATTATTCGGCGTATTTGGTGGCGGACGTTAATCCAGACCTGATTAACCTTTATCGTCAGATTAAAGATAACTCTCAGCAGTTCATTATTTTGGCATTCCGGGCATTTGCGGAAAATCGCACGCAGGAAAGTTATTACTCAATCCGCGAAGCATTTAATCATCATCTTGGGTTGCCATTGCTGGAACGCGCGGCCTATTTCCTTTATCTGAACCGCAATGGCTATCGCGGCATGTGTCGCTATAACCAGAAGGGCAATTTCAATATCCCCTTTGGTAATTACACAGAGCCGTATTTTCCGCTGGAAGAAATCAAAGCCTTTGCAGAAAAAGCAAAACGGGCAACGTTCGTTTGTGCTGATTTTACTGAAACGCTGAACATGCTTAAAACCGGCGATGTGGTTTATTGCGATCCTCCATACGATGACACCTTTGCGGATTATCACAGTGGAGGCTTTGGAAAAGATAGACAGTATGAGCTGGCATCTGTCCTAAGTGATGTGGCTACCCGCCATCCGGTCATCGCTTCCAACAGCCACACCCGCCTGGTCAAAAGCCTCTATCGCCAGTTTGACCTTCATCAGATTACCGCCCCGCGCAGCATTGGTGTAGCCGCTGGAAGGGGCAAAAACGCGGAAGAGATTATTGCCGTCAGCCGGCCGATTGGCACGGCGGTGAAGCATGCTAACCCGCAAATTTATCCTGGGCTATTAAGCGAGATTGCATTGTGATCCATTATCACGGGGGACCAATCACGCCAGATACCTGCGCGCTGAAAGCTTGGAAAGGTAGGCATGCGTTTATCAGTTTTGCAAATGCATCCCAGTTGCCCCTTGCAAGTGAAATTTGCCAGAGCTTCGCGCTGGATAATGGCGCGTTCAGCTTTTGGACAAAAAAGCGCGTTGTGAGTTGGAGCGTTTATTACAAGTTCGTGGCGCGCTGGGCTAACCATCCCCGCTTTTCATTTGCCATCATCCCGGATGTAATTGGCGGCAGCAGTGAAGAAAATGATGCGCTTATTGCTGAGTGGCCGCACGGTAAAGTCATTGGAGTACCTGTGTGGCATATGAATGAGCCAGATGAACGGTTCATTCGTCTGTGCCATGAATTCCCTCGAGTTGCGGTAGGTTCGATGGGGGAATACGACGCAAGAAGGCCCAAAGATTGCGCCGCACGCCTTCGCGATCTAATTCGTCATGTTGTAGATGAAAACGGCTATCCAATCGCTAAACTGCACGGATTGCGAATGCTGAATAAAAGCTTATTCACTCAAATACCTTTGTCCTCTGCAGACAGTACGAACGTAGCGAGAAACATAGGTATTGATAAAGCTTGGAACAAAAGTGCTTATGCGCCAGCAAGTAAAGAAACCAGGGCTTCTGTGCTTGTTGAGCGTATTGAGTCAATGAACAGCGCCAGTTCTCTTAATTACGATGCCGTAAAAGATATATTTACTCCCCAACTGGCATTTGAAATATGAACCGCCCAACTACTTCACAAGAATGGGCTTATGCCTGGAACGCACCACGGCAGGCCATCGCCAGCCCATACCTCACCTATGAAGAAATCTTCCGCCGCGATCAACTGATTGCGGCTGTCTCGCATGCGCGGGAATTACTGGAAGCGCAACCCACCCTTGTCCGCATTGATGTTAATCGCCGGCTGGCTGAGCTGGAGAAAGAGCATGGTGTTCAGCGGGCCAATGCCTACTTAACGAAAACCTTCGTTGAGCGGACATTGCCACGCCTTGAGCTGGTGAATGCGCAGTATCGTCTGGGGGAAATGAACCAGGGTACGTTTATGACGCTCACCGAGAACGCTGGCGATAACAACCGGGCAGCAACCGCCGCCGGCACTCTCTGGGAGTTGATGAGAAGATTCAACCGTCTTCCTGAAATGGCCCGTGCGGATGTTGATCTGCTGGCCGGTGATGTTGCCAGCTTCATTCTGGCTGAAATAGCTCAGGCACACGGCCTGGGGGGGGATGAATCAGATTACAAATACACTCACCGGATCTTCATGATGGCAGCAATCATCACCAGAGAGTTTAAGCAGACGCCTCCACTTTGGGAGAAAGTTACGTCTCGCCTCTTTGACCCTGAAGAGGTTACCCCCGCCATAATGCGTATGCAGATGGAAAAATGGTGGAAAGGCCGGCTGCGCCGTATCGCGGCATCGTGGCGGGAACATCTCCAGATTGCCCTGGCTAACGTCAGCAAAAAACACACCCCTTACGCCAGCAGCATGACAATCATCGAATGGCGTGAACAGAAACGCCGCACCCGTGAATTTCTTAAAGGGATGGAGCTGGAAGACGAGGAAGGAAACCGCATCAGCCTGATTGAGAAATATGATGGCAGCGTTGCTAACCCTGCGATCCGCCGTTGTGAGCTGATGACCCGAATTCGTGGCTTTGAGGATATCTGTAACGAGATGGGTTTTGTGGGGGAGTTTTATACCATCACTGCACCATCGCGGTATCACGCCACTATCAAAACCGGCTATCGCAACCGTAAATGGAATGGTGCCAGCCCGGCAGAGACCCAGCGTTATCTTTGCAACGTCTGGCAGAAAGTCCGTGCAAAACTGCATCGTGAAGATATTCGCATCTTCGGCATTCGTGTAGCTGAGCCGCATCATGACGCTACGCCTCACTGGCACATGCTGATGTTTATGCTTCCAGAAAACGTGGACCGCGTACGTCAAATCCTGCGTGATTACGCCTATCAGGAAGAGAGTGATGAACTGACTACGGATAAAGCCCGCAAGGCCCGCTTTCACGCTGAAGCCATCGATCCCGATAAAGGCAGTGCGACGGGCTATGTGGCTAAATATATTTCCAAAAACATCGACGGATACGCCCTTGATGGTGAGCTGGATGATGAGAGTGGCAAAGAGCTGAAAGAGACTGCGCCAGCCGTTTCAGCCTGGGCGGCACGGTGGCACATTCGCCAGTTTCAGTTTGTTGGCGGTGCGCCGGTCACGGTTTACCGCGAATTACGCCGTATGAAAGACAGCGAAACCGCTCACGGCCTCAGTGTCGAATTTGCTGCCGCTCATGATGCTGCCGATGATGGTGACTGGGCCGAATACGTTAATGCTCAGGGCGGGCCATTTGTTCGTCATGACGATCTGGCTGTGCGCACATGGTATCAGGCATCTCAAGACCGCAACGAATACGGCGAGGAAACTCTGCGTATCAAAGGCGTGTATGCAACATCCGTCGGGGAGGACACACCAATTTTAACTCGTCTCGTGCAATGGAAGATTGTCGCGAAGCGGGCCGTTGAATTGGCGGTTGACCTTAAGGGTGCGAACGCGCCCTCTCGGAGTTCTGTCAATAACTGTACGGGGAGATCGGGATCCGAGGATCTGATGAAACCGGAAGGTATGCCTGATCTTGACTTTGGAAGTATGAGCAGGAAGGAACGGCGCAAGCAGTTGACCAGAATACGTTCCGAACAGCCTCAAAAGTCAGCCAAAGTGTTCAAGCGTTCGGATAAGAAAGAGGCCGCATGCATTCGTGTGATTGAACAGGTGCGTGATCTTAGTGGCGAAGTTATCAGCCGTGGACTGGCCTCACGTTTGGTTGATGGAACTGAAACGCGTATTGGTGGGATGTGGTTCAGCAGTACTGCACAAGGTGAGCTGTTACGGCCCCGCAAGAGAATTAGGGCAAAAGAGTTACTTACCAGATTTCATCTACTTGCAGAGAAGCAGAGAGGTAAACCTATGTAATCTAAAAAGCTAAGGTTAATCCTGGTAAAGGGTAAAAATCGTTTCACATTTGATGAGACTTTATATACTGTACATGCATACAGTGTTTGCTTTGGGGAGGGAGAATGAAAGATTTTTACATGGAGTCTATTCGACTGCAGCGCATTGATTTGATTACACGTTCATTGGTCAACGATCTCTACAATGATGACGACAAAGAAATTGCCATGGTCTGGGTAGCTGAGATGTTCACGGGGATTGTGGATGAGATTCGGGATCAGAAGATTGGCGGAAGGAAGAAGTTAGGTGAGGGCTAAAATTCAGATGGTAAACAGTAACTGCAGCTTTGGAAAAGATGGTGACGTATGGCCAAGCGTGACGACAATTACCAGATAATCTATCGCGGTGACTCACTCACAAAATACGTTCCTGGCGGATGGGTTTTCTTCCAGCGCCCAAAGAAGAACGGGGGAGGTTACTGGTTAGGCAGGACTATCGATGGCGCATTCATGTTTGAGTTTTCAGAACCTGTTTCACTCTCACAAGGTCTTTTATATCTTCAACAGCTATCTTCAGACGTGACAGAAAATCTGCCAGCTGACGATGACTTTTCCTTGTTATAGCTGATGCATGGGCAGTGCATGCCTATGCTGCATGAGTTCGCATGATCCCGCGATGATCGTTTTACCTGAAGCCCGCCAGCAATGGCGGGCTTTTGCGTAGGTCATGCAGTGCATGAAAACCACTTCATAAAGCGGGCAGGCGTGGCGGGGGTACGAGCGCGCGCTGCAGCTTTTAAGGTATAATCCGACAATCAGGCTCAATCCTATAAAAAGGGAATATAATGTCACTTTACACTTTTATCGGAACCATACATCCCAATAGAGCAATAATCGACAAACATTACTTCAAAACTAAATCTTCATTTCAAACAGCTGGAAATGTAAATGAGGTTTTCAAAGTGGATGTCCGGATTCTTATGAATCAACTTTTGGTTTATGTGGAGGGTGAGGATGTTTTTGATATGTTTACTATGAGAAATTTTGTTCAAGGAATTGTAGAGCAAGATTTGGCGAAAGTTGCGTTTATAACAGGGCATAGTTATAGAGCTGAAGTTATGCGAGTTATTAACGATTCATTAGCGTGGGATGAAGTCTATGGAATCAATAACACTCTTATAACACAACACTTCCCAATAAATGATTATGATGCATCCTTAGCTAGGATTAGAAAATATTCAATTGGTGAGAGTGGGATGTATATCAGTCAAGCTTTATCAAGTATGAGTGATGCACTCAAAGATGTAAGTGACACATCATTCTGTTGTTACCGTGCATTAGAGTGGTTGAAGAATCATAATGCCTTACGATTAGGCAAACCCAAGCAGAAAAGTTGGGATTTATTCAAGGAAACTCTTGGCCTAGAAGCGGATTTTATTAGGGAAAAAGTTGGTAAACTCCAACTGGATGCAAGGCATGGTCGTCCAGAGATCCTTTCGGAACAGCAATATAAGGATTGTATCAAGGCAACTTGGGATATATTTCATAAGTACTTGGACGTGATTGAGACAAAATGATAAATTCTGAGCCTTCCATTATTCTTAATGAAAGGCCCGTTTTTAAAAATTATAATCATTAAATTTTATGACTTCTTCCTCAAGCCAGTTATTTAATTCTCCGAGCCTTTTTTGAAGTGGTGTTAATTCATTGCGAACAAATACCCGGCTCGCTTTTTCAACATCTCCGAAGCCACCAACATTATTAGGGATGATTCCCATCATCTGCGGCGGTACGCGGTGCGCGGCCATCATGTCATCGCGGCTCACGTTCTTGATGCTAAGAAATTCATCCTTCGCCGCCACCTCTGACAGCGGGATGATCTGAATGCCGTCTTTCTTGCCGTTCGGCGAATACATAAACAGGTTACGGAAGTTGCCCGGACCTTTGGCTCCTTTCATCGCGGCACGGATGTTGTTAACGTCCTCCTGGCTTTGCGCCGGGTCAGTCATGTACATGATAAAGCCCGCGTGGCTGCCGTTCATGTAGTATTTGCGCCGGAACAGGGTGGCCGACTCATTCAGCAGCGTGGACGGAATGGCAGAAAGATATTCGGGCAGGCCGTAAACCTCCTGATTCAGATCCGGTTCCATCAGGTGGAAGATGCTGCCTTTGGTGAATTCATACGGCTGCGATGTCAGGCCGTACTGCACAAACCAGTAGGTGTCTAAATCGGTGCCGCGCCGGGTAAATTTTGCCAGTGCCGGCTCCAGCGACAGCACGCCGCCCAACCGATTAGTGCGCTTTTCCAGATAGGCATTACCAAACACCAGATAGTCCTGAACGAAGCGGCTGAATGCCTGCTGGCTCAGGAGCGGGTGCGGGATAAACGTGCTGGTCAGGATGTTGCGCTTAACGGCAATCGGCGAGCTGTGATGTACGGCGGCGCGAAACGTGCGCGCCAGCCCGTCAAAACTCACCGGCGGCTCATACCACTTATCCATCACCACGCATTCGACGTAATCCAGCAGTTCGCGGCGATCCAGCACCGGCACCGGGTCGCCAAAGGTGAAGGCCTCTGCGTGCGGCTGTTGCGGTGCGCTGGCCTGAACGGTACGGGTGGTGGCCTGCTGGCCGCTGCGGTTCCTGCGTTTGCTCATTAAAAAATCTCCACGATGTTGCTGGTGTGTGCGGCTTCACCCTGAAGCGGCTCATTGGAAAGGGCATGCATGGTTGCCCAGGCTAAATCGGCGTGGCTGGCTTCTTCGCTGCGGCTGGCTTCATAGGTCGGACGGTTGCCGCTGGCGGTTGTTGCCCGGCGGATAGCCATGAATGACTGCGCGATGTCGGTGTGGCCCGCGTCGAACTCCAGGCGGCGGTGGCTGATGATGTCGTATGCCTTAAGCACCAGGGCGTTTTTCACGTTTGGGTTATAGACAAACTCTTTTACCGCCGGGAAAAACATCTTCACGTTCTCATAGACGCCATGGCCCACGCCGGTGGAGTCAATGCCGATGTAGGTCACGTTGTACTGGCGGGTCAGCTCCTTGATGGCATCGGCCTGCGCGCGGAAGTCCATGCCGCGCCACTGGTGGCGCTCCAGAATGCGGAACTTGCCGCCGGGAACGGAAGGGGGTGCAATCACCACGCACCCGGCGCTGTCGCCGTGCTGCGTGCCTTTGGCCGGGTCGTATCCGATCCAGACTTCACGCCAGCCGAACGGACGCAGCGCCAGCGCCTCAAAGTCCTGCCAGACTTCCCAGCTGTCCACCATGCACGCCTGAAGATCGGCAAGCGGAAACACGGACGCGAGGTCGTCGATAAACTCGCACATCAGCAGGTTCTGATATTCCGGCGGGCTGTACTCCAGGCGCAACTGGTCGATATCAAACAGGTTGCAGCCGCCGCGCACCGCATCCTCAACGGTGACAATCTGGCGGTACTGGCCGTCATCGCAGAACTTACCCGGCGACAGGAAACCGTGCGTCAGGTCGATGTCCACGCGATCCGTTTTGGCGCGGCCACGGTTGAACAGGGCGCCGGACCAGAACGGGTAAGCGCTGTGCGTCAGGCTGGACGGAGTGGAGAAATACGTCTGCCGCCACTTTTTGTGTAGCGCCATACCGGATGCAACCTTGCGCAGCTCCTGGAATCTCGGGATCCAGAAGTATTCATCCAGATAGAGGTTTCCGTGGTAACTCTGCGCGGTACGGGCGTTGGTGCCAAGAAAGTACAGGCACGCGCCGTTACTGAGCGTCATCGGATCGCCCTTCAGATCCACGTCCACCTCACGGGCAAACTCAATGATGTACTGCTTAAAGACGTGCGCCTGCGCCTTACTGGCTGACAGGAAAATCTGGTTGCGGCCGGTGGTCAGCGCATCAATCAGCGCTTCGCGGGCAAAGTAGAAGGTTGCGCCAATCTGGCGGGACTTCAGAACGTTGCGGATACGGTGCCTGTTGCCCGCTTCCCACCAGTTGCGCTGATAACCGAACATCGAACCGTGGAAAACCTCCTGCAGCTTTTCAATCTGTTCGTCGCTGAAGACGTTTTTCTCAGGCGGCTTACGCGGGCCGCTGTTACGGTTGGCCACCTTCGGGTTCAGGTCCGACTCATTCCCGCCGTTGCTGAACTTATCGATGCGGGCGTGGCGCTCGGACTGGCGCGCGAGCAGGTCAATCTCCTTGAAATCCTTCCCTTCTTTCTGCTCCTTCATAATCAGCTGGCAGTAACGCGCGGTGGTGGTCAGCTGCATCTGATCAAGCGGGCCGTAGTCGCCCCACTTGTCGCGCTTCTTCCAGCTGTGAACGGTTGCGGGTTTCTCTCCCAGCATTTCAGCAATGCGGGCGATGCGGTATCCCTGAAAGTACAGGATAAGAGCCTGTCTGCGGGGATCGAGGTCTGCGGGCGTCAGTATTGTATTCATTGCCCCAAAATACGGCCCCGACGCCGCCTTTTCTGCCGCATCTGATTGTGTGGTTCCCCCCACAATGCCAGCCCGTTGTTTCAGCCCCCCCATCACCGCAAACATAAGGCCTCACAGAGTTATTTCTCAACGGAGCCTGGCTCATGACGGTAAAAGCAAAACGTTTTCGTATCGGGGTGGAAGGTGCCACCACGGACGGACGCGAAATCACGCGCGAATGGCTGGTACAGATGGCCGCCGCCTATAACCCGGAGTTGTACACGGCCACGATCAACCTTGAACACATCAAGTCTTACTCCCCGGACAGCACGTTTAACCGCTACGGCAAAGTGACGGCGCTGGCGGCAGAGGAAATCAAGGATGGCCCGCTGGTCGGAAAGATGGCGCTGTATGCGGATATCGAACCGACGGACGGTCTGGTGGCGCTGGTTAAGCTGGGCCAGAAGCTGTTCACCTCAATGGAAATCAGCCCGAAATTTGCCGACACCGGCAAGGCGTATCTGATTGGCCTGGCTGCCACTGACGATCCGGCCAGCCTCGGGACAGAAATCCTGACGTTCAGCGCAACGGCCACGCGTAACCCGCTGGCAAACCGCAAGCAGTCACCTGAAAACCTGTTTTCCGCCGCTGAAGAAACGGTTATCGAACTGACGGAAGCCCAGGACGACAAGCTGTCCCTGTTCACCCGCGTTACCGCGCTGTTCAGCAAAAAAGAGCAGTCCGACGATGCGCGCTTTTCTGACGTGCATAAGGCGGTGGAGCTGGTTGCCACCGAGCAGCAGAGCTTGAGCACCCGCACGGATTCCGCGCTGAGCGGGCAGGCCGAACGGCTGAGCCAGATGGAGACGGAGCTGAAAACGCAGCAAACCGCTTTCTCTGAGCAGGTGGCCGCATTTAACGAACTTCAGGCGCAGCTGAGCCGTCAGGACAGCCGCACCGATTATCGCCAGCGCGCACCGGGCGGTGACGTACCGGCTGGCGGCCTGACCAATTGCTGATGGAGCAACAAACCCGATGAAACAGAAAACCCGCTTTGCCTTTAACGCCTACCTGATGCAGCTGGCCCGCCTGAACGGCGTGGAGGTCATTGACCTGTCGAGCAAATTCAACGTGGAGGCGTCCGTGGCGCAGACGCTGGAAGACCAGATCCAGCAGTCGGCCGCATTTCTCACCAACATCAACGTGATCGGCGTGGCTGAACAGTCCGGCGAGCTGCTGGGGCTTGGCGTGGGCAGCACCATTGCTGGTACCACCGACACCACCGCGAAAGACCGTGAGCCAACCGATCCAACGGTAATGGCGGGCGTCGAGTACAAGTGTGAGCAGACCAACTTCGATACGGCGCTGACCTACGCGAAGCTGGACATGTGGGCCAAGTTCCAGGACTTCCAGGTGCGTATCCGGGACGCGATCATCAAGCGTCAGTCGCTGGACCGCATCATGATCGGCTTTAACGGCGTGAAGCGCGTCAAAACTTCCAACCGCGCAGAGAATCAGCTGCTGCAGGACGTGAACAAGGGCTGGCTGCAGAAGGTGCGTGAGGATGCGCCGGATAACGTGCTGGGCAGCAAAACGGCAGAAGATGGCACCACCACAGCCGCACCGGTGAAGGTGGGCAAAGGTGGCGCTTACGCCAACCTGGACGCGCTGGTGATGGATGCGGTCAATGAGCTTATCGATCCAATTTTCCAGGACGATGACGAGCTGGTTGTTATCTGCGGCCGTGAGCTGTTGTCTGACAAGTATTTCCCGCTGGTCAACAGCGATCAGGCCAATACGGAAAAGCTGGCTGCTGACCTGATTATCAGCCAGAAACGCATGGGTGGCCTGCAGGCAGTCCGTGCGCCGTACTTCCCGGCCAATGCGGTGCTGATCACCCGCCTGGATAACCTGTCCATCTACTGGCAGGAAGACACCCGCCGCCGTTCGGTTATCGACAATCCGAAGCGTGACCGCATCGAAAACTTTGAATCGGTAAACGAAGCCTACGTTGTTGAGGATTACCGCTGCGCCGCGCTGGTAGAAAACATCACCATCGGCGACTTCTCAACCGTGGCAGCGGAAGCAGGGGAGTAACCCATGAGCCTGAGTCCCGCACGGCAACACCGCCAGCGCATTCAGGCCGAACAGGCCGCCCGTCAGGGCGGCAGCGTTCGCCATGAAAAAGGCTATGACCTGATGCTGATGCAGCTGGGTGAAGACCGCCGCCGCCTCAAGGGCATTCAGTCCACGGTTAAGAAAGCTGAAATCAAGCTGGAAGTACTCCCAAAATATGCCGCCTGGACGGAGGGCGTGCTGGCCGCTGACGGTGCGCGTCAGGATGACGTGCTGATGTACGTGATGCTGTGGCGTATCGATGCCGGGGAATATGCCGGTGCGCTTGCGATTGGCCGACACGCACTGAAACACGGCTGGGTTATGCCTACCGGCTTTAACCGGAACGTGCAGACGCTGCTGACGGAAGAAATGGCCGATGCCGCCAAAGCTGCCCTTCTGGCCGAAACCCCGTTTGATGCTGAGCTGCTGATGCAGACGCTGGACATGATCGATGGTCTGGATATGCCTGACCAGTCACGCGCCCGCCTGCACAAGTCGCTTGGCTACGTGCTGCGCGAAAGCCAGCCCGTTTCGGCCCTGAATCACCTGAAGCGCGCCATGCAGCTTGACGACAAATGCGGCGTGAAAAAAGACACAGAGCAGCTGGAGCGGAAACTCCGTAACGCCAGCTGATAACCGGACGTGCCAACGCGCGGGGCGGCACGGGGTGGCGACAGGCATTGCCGCATCAAAACCCCGTCCACCGCCCGACTAATTCAGGAGTACCACGGCAATGACAATGCAGTTTGTTGCGCCAGAAAAGGCGTCGGATACGCCGGAAATTATCCTCAACAACTCTTTCTGGCCGGATATCGATCTGGCGGGCTTTCGCGCGGCGATGCGCGTTGACGGCACCGTAACCCCGGCCCGCCTGCGTCAGGTCGTTCTGACTGCGATGTCAGAGGTGAATGCGGAGCTTTATGGCTACCGCGAACGGCAGGAAATCAGGGGCTTCAACAGCCTTGCGGACGTGCCGTCAGAAAAGCTGGCAGGCGAAAGCCAGCGCCTGCATCACTACCGCAATGCGGTCTGGTGCTGGGCGCGGGCGGTGCTGAACGAGCGTTATCAGGACTTTGACGCCACGGCAGCCGCCGCAAAACGGGGTGAGGTGCTGGACGATGCCAGTGGTGACCTGTGGCGCGATGCGCGGTGGGCGATCAGCCGTGTGCAGGATATGCCGCACAACATTGTGGAACTGATCTGATGAAAGTGCGTGCGCTGCAGTATGACACGGTGGACGCACTCTGCTGGCGTCACTACGGGCGCACGCAGAGCGTGACGGAGCAGGTGCTGCAGGCGAATCCGGGACTGGCCGAACATGGCCCGATTTTACCTCACGGCCTTGAGGTTGAGCTGCCGGACTCTGCGCCTGCTGCCACCTCTCAGACCGTTCAGCTTTGGGACTGAATCATGATGGAGAAAATCAGCACCGTTATCACCTGGTGCATTGCAATTCTGATGGCGTGGCTGGGCGATCTGTCGCTCAAGGATATTTCAACGGTGGCCGGATTGCTGGTTGGGATCCTGATGGCGTTCATCAGCTGGTATTACAAGCGCAAGACCTACCAGCTGCTGGCCAGCGGGCGTATCAGTCGGGAGGACTATGAATCTGCAACTCGTTAAGCGTTGCGCCGTGGGTGTCGTGCTGGCAATTACCGCCACGCTGCCCGGCTTCCAGCAGCTGCACACCTCCGTTGAGGGGATGCGGCTGATTGCGGACTATGAAGGCTGCCGCCTCAGTCCCTATCAGTGCAGTGCGGGCGTCTGGACAGACGGGATCGGAAACACCCACGGCGTGGTGTTGGGAAGGACAATCACGGAACGGCAGGCGGCGGGGAATTTCATTACCAACGTGTTGCGGGTTGAAACCGCGCTGGCGCGCTGTGTCGGGGTGGTTATGCCGCAAAAGGTGTATGACGCGGTGGTGTCTTTTGCGTTCAACGTCGGCACCGGCAACGCCTGCACTTCCACGATGGTGAAGCTGTTGAAAGCTGAGCGCTGGCGTGATGCCTGCAATCAGCTGCCGCGCTGGGTGTACGTCAAAGGCGTGTTCAATCAGGGGCTGGATAACCGCCGTGGGCGGGAACTGGCCTGGTGCTTAAAGGGTGCCGGTACATGATGCGCCCGATCGTCCTGATTATGTCTTTGCTGTTTGCGGCGCTGGGCTGGCAGTCGTGGCGGCTGAATAACGCCAGCTACACGATTGAAAGCCAGGGCAAAGAACTGAACAGCAAAAAGCAGGCGCTGACGCAGAAGAACAGCCAGCTTATTGCCCTGAATATCCTGACGCAAACCAGCAGCCAGGCGCAGACGCAGCTTTATGCCGCGGCTGAAAAAAATAATACCCTGCTGCGTGACAGGCAGCGGCGCATTGAGGAACTGAAGCGTGAAAATGATGAATTGCGCATATGGGCTGATTCCCTTCTGCCTGATGCTGTTGTCCGGCTGCGCGCAAGACCGGCCATCGCCGGAGGTGAATCTTACCGCGAGTGGCTGTCCCAAAATCACCCGGTGCCACCTGGGGCCGTCATCACCCCGAAGTAATGGCGAGCTGCTGGCCGCGCTGGATGACGCTGAAGCCGCCTGGGCGAACTGCGCCGATAAGGTGGACACCATAGTGACCTGTCAGGAAAAAGACGATGAACAAGCCGCAATCCTTACGAAAAGCCCTGAATGATGCCGTGCCATACGTACGCGAAAATCCTGACCGGCTGCATCTGTTTGTGGATAACGGTTCGCTGGTTGCCACATCCGCCAACTCCGTTTCGTGGGAGTACCGTTACACGCTGAATATCGTGATAACGGACTTCACTGGCGATCAGAATCTGCTGATGGCACCCGTCCAGTTCTGGCTTCGCGATAACCAGCCTGACGCGCTGCAGAATACGGAAGAGCGCGAAAAGCTTTTTACGTTTGAAGTGGATATTCTTGGTAATGACCGCTGTGATCTTAGCCTGAATCTCAAGCTAACCGAACGGGTGATCGCCCGCGAGGTGGATGGCGTGATGCGGGTAGAGGCCGTGCCGGAGCCTGAGCAGCCGGACGAATTCTGGGCATCGCATCAACATGGATAATCTGCAGCAGGTTGATGCCTGGCTGGCTGCGCTGCTTAATCAGCTGGAGCCTGCCCAACGCTCAAGGATGCTGCGTAAGGTGGCGCGGGACGTGCGCAAAATTCAGCAGACGAACATCACCGCACAGCGCGCGCCGGACGGTACGGCATGGGAACCTAAGCGCATAACGGCCAGAACGAAGAAAGGCCGTATTCGGCGCAAAATGTTTACGAAGCTTAAAACGGCGAAGTACCTCAAGGCGTATGCAAATGCGAATCAGGCTGAAGTATCTTTCACCGGGCAGGTGCTGCGACTGGCCCGCGTGCATCACTACGGGCTGAGGGATAAGGTGAACCGGAAGGGGACTGAAATTAAATATGCACAGCGCCCACTGCTCGGAGTTAATGTTGGAGTGACTATATCGATAAATGAAATTTTGTTACAATGGCTTTCCGAAGAACGTCATTAATACATGCTGGTCATTAATTTTTTACTAATATGGATTAACATTGATTTAAGAGTTCGCTATGAGTGAAAGTTTATGCTTACCCATCTACAAGTAAAGTAACTATTAGCGCCGTGGCTATTAGGGGCCGATAGAATTCTTTTCTTAAAATAGTATCCTTTCCGATGCGACATGGTCCTAATGCTTAATAATCTGAACTTGGAGTTAACAAGCCCCAAGGCAATAAATTATCTACTTATCGAAATGCAATAAATTAAGCTATTATTCGCTTGAAAGTAAAACTCCTTTCTTAGTTGGCCAGAATAGGAGTTTTCAAAGTTATAATGGATTGGCTGTAAATGTCTATAAGAATAAATTAGCTTACGGCATGCCGATAATTATTCGCATTTTTTCAGCTATTCGTTGCCAGAAAAAACCTGAATGGTAAGCTGTGCACTGGAAAACTAAAGTGCTTGTATTGCAATTCTCTTTGTAATGATTAACTACCTGCCGTTTTCGTTGTCCGATGGCCTCACCTTCATAGTTTTGTTCAACCCAGGCTTTATCTTGGTTTTGGCCTGCCATGACAACCATTTTTAAAATTGGGAGTAATATACCCTCTAAAAGGTAATGGCCATTAATAAATAAATGAGCATTGTGTTTATTTATTCCACGCTGCAATAGTAGTTCAAGGTGCGAATTATAATTCTCATTGTCATTTATTTGTTTGTTGTAGGTGTGAATATATTCATCTACCTTTTTTTTAACTTCAATTATAGTATTTTCATTCACAGTAAGGTCTGCATTGAGAAGTCTGTGACCATCAGGTAAATGGGTAACTATATTGAATAAATTTTCTGGGTGTGCCTGCGGTTCATTATTATGTAGCCATGAAAAAAGCGAAAGCGCAGGGTAAATGGTATCTGCATATTTTTCTAAGGAAAGTTGTAACTGATTCTCAGGGTATGTATGTAAGTGAAAGCACTCAAGAATGTGATTAATGGCTTCCGATGAGTTGATGTGACTTTCGCGAGAGTAATAAAATGTATGAAGTACATATTTAGTAGTACTTAACTTTTCTGCGAATTCATTTCTATTGCTGCATAAATAATCATAGTCACTATCGACCCCAACTATAAAATCCTGATGAAGGTTAACATACTCGCGTTCAAGGCTTCTTTTCGCTTCCGCTCCCCCCTGTGAATAGGGCATGACTCTATATCTCCCAGGACATACAGACTTAACAAGTCCTTCCCAAAATAGACGGTCGGATGCATCTTCAACATAAAGAAAGCCTGCTGGTTCAGATGTGGTAAATACATTGTATGTATTTAAAAAATTACGACTTGATCTAATTGTATCAAAATCATCCATGATTGTTCTCCGTGATGATATTTTTAATATCTACATAAGAGTCCATGTATCCATTCATGATAATTGCCGGGCTATGCGTTACGATGATGACTTGCATGTTATTATTTATTTTACGTAATGCATCGAGTATTTTTTCTTGCCAACTTAAATGTAACGATATTTCCGGCTCGTCCATTAGGAAAATTGCTGGCGAACCACCAATATTTGCAGCAGTAACTAAGATGTAAATAAGTTGCCTTTCCCCAGATGACAACTGGCTTAAAGTGAGTTTTTTTCTTGTGTTTTCATCAAAAACCCAATACTCATTACTTGTGGTGAAGAACTTCTTGTTAGTATCGCTAAGCATTACATTAACTTGTTCTAAAAAAGCATTTATATATAACTCGTTATCGCTTTTTAATAAATCCCTCATTTCTTTATCAGTTGCAAGATCAAGTAGGTTTGTAGAGATACTATTACCAATGTCAACATTATTATCAGCATTAAAGGAGATGTTTACAGTGGATATGTATCTTATTTTTAATTCATTTCTGATGTATTCTTCAGTTTTTTCTTTGTAGAAAATAGCATCTTTATTTATTTTTAATGTGTCGTTTATTTTTTTACTTATACTTTCATCATTAAAAACCATGTCAGTTATTATTTTTGTGATTTCTTCTGTATTTGTTATTGATTTACCTTTGGTTTTTTTTAACTCATCAATTCGGTTATTGACAGTCATCATTAACAATTCTTTTTTAAACTCATCAGTAATCCCGCCGAAACATATAGATTCATTATCCGTGAAGGACAGTTCTGCAAAATCACATATTGATACTAAATACTCATCTCTTTTATTGATAAGTAAAGAGTGAATTAATTTCAGTAAAGTGGTCTTACCCATGCCGTTTTTACCGATGATCACAGTTACATCTTTGAACTCTAGGAAAATATCTTTATAGCCATAAAGGCCCTTGACTCTAAGATTTTTTATTTTTGGGAATTTTGGGAGGCTATTCATTTTTTTCTCTTCAATTTTTTTCACTAGTGTAAGGGATTTTTCGGTCATACGCACCCTAGTAAGTGTTTCCGCTTTTTGTATTCTGAAGTGGTTTCGCCCGTCTGGGGCAGTTTTTTCACAGAACACTTCATATGGCGGTAAATCAGAATGTTAACTTCATCACCCAGGGTATTGCGATCCTTTTTCGTTTCTGATGGCATCGCAATGACTGATTAATTGTGTTCCTTTTATGAGCCGTATCTATAAACTTAAAATCATGCACACAGTGTTCTACGTTTGATCCATAGTTACAGGGCAGCGGTACTAACCTGTTTCAATTAATGTTATCAGCGTTCGCTTATGGCATAAAGCAAACTGTCTGAGCAGTTTAGATGAGAGCAGGCTTTCCGTTGTATCACCTATCTCACAATGCCCATCACTCCCAGTCAAGTTTTGATCATGGCACCCTCCTTCTATGAACACACAACTGACCGAAATCATGCGCCTTATCACCAACCTTGTCCGCACCGGAACCGTCTCGGAAGTGGATAAAGATAACTGGCTGTGCCGGGTGAAAACGGGCGACCTTGAAACTAACTGGATTAACTGGCTGACATTACGCGCAGGAAGTTCCCGCACCTGGTGGAAACCATCAGTGGGTGAGCAGGTTGTGCTCCTGAGTCTGGGCGGCAATCTTGAAACCGCCTTTGCACTGCCCGCCGTGTATTCCGAGGCTTTCCCGCCACCTTCAGATTCTGAAGATGGCAGCGTGACGGAGTACCCGGACGGCGGCTGGTTTGAATATGAACCCGCCACCGGGCGCTGGCTGATAAAAGGCATAAAGAGCGTGCTGATTGAGGCCTCGGACAGCATAGAGCTGAAAACAGGCGCGTTCATTGTCACCGCAGACCAGACGCAAATTAACAGCGAAGTTGTCATTAACGGCGGCGTGACGCAGGGCGGCGGGGCGATGACATCTAACGGCGTGGTGGCGGACGGTCACACGCATGATGGCGTGGCAAAAGGCGGTGCAAGTACCGGAGGGCCACACTGATGATGTATCTGGGAATGAACCGGGATACCGGCGAAGCCATTACCGATATTGAACATATCCGCCAGTCGGTGCGTGACATTCTGATTACGCCGGAGGGTAGCAGGGTGGCACGACGCGAATACGGTTCACTTTTATCGGTGCTGATTGACCAGCCGCAAAATGATGTGGTGCGCCTGCAGGTCATGGCGGCCACCTATTCGGCCCTCAGTCGATGGGAGCCACGTATCCGGCTTGATACGGTGAACCTGACGACTGATTTTGATGGCTCGATGCAGGTTGATATTGCCGGGCAGCGCGATGACGGCTCACCGGTTTCTATGTCGGTATCAACGGGGGTGAACAGTGGCAGTAATTGATTTATCACAACTACCCGCGCCGCAGGTTGTCCTGGTGCCGGATTTTGAGGTGCTGCTGGCTGAGCGTAAAGAGGCGCTGATCGCACTTTATCCGGTGGATAAACAGGAGGCGGTGCGCCGGGTGCTGGCGCTGGAATCCGATCCGCAGGTCAAAACCCTGCAGGAAAACGTTTATCGAGAAATCCTGCTGCTTCAGCGGATTAATGAGGCGGCACAGGCGGTGATGGTTGCCTACGCCCTGAGCAGCGATCTGGACCAGCTGGCAGCCAACTACAACGTATCCCGCCTGACCATCACGCCTGCTGATACCGATGCCGTGCCGCCGGTGGATGCCGTAATGGAGTCGGACGACGATCTGCGCCTCAGAGTGCCAAATGCTTTTGAAGGTTTATCCGTAGCTGGTCCAACGGCGGCATACGAGTTTTACGCCAAGAGCGCGGACGGGCGCGTGGCGGATGTGTCTGCCACCAGTCCGTTACCGGCAGAGGTACTGATCACCGTGCTGAGCCGCGAGGGTGACGGCACGGCATCCGCTGATCTGCTGACCATTGTCGATAAGGCGCTGAATGCCGAAACCGTCAGGCCGGTGGCGGACAGAGTCACGACTCAGGGGGCGGAGATTTTCAGTTACAGCGTGGATGCCCGGCTGCATCTGTTTGACGGCGTGACGGCGGGGCCGTGTCTGGCCGCAGCGAAAACTGCGCTGGCTGCCTATCTGACTGAGCAGGGCAGGCTGGGGCGCAGCGTGCGGAGGGAGTCTTACGGCGCGGTGCTGCGCGTGGCCGGCGTTGACTGGGTGGAAGTAATCGAACCTGCAGCGGACATCATTATGGACCGCACGCAGACCGGTTACTGCACAGGAACGGCTGTAGCCATTGCGGATCAGGATGATGCGGAATGAGCCTGAATAACAGCCTGATGCCGCCGGGATCATCCACGCTTGAGCGACGAATGGCGGAGGTGTGCAGCGGGATTACAGGTCTTGAGGTGCCATTGCGTGACCTGTGGGATCCGGCCACCTGCCCGGTACTGTTCCTGCCGTATCTTGCCTGGGCGTTTTCGGTAGACCGCTGGGACGAAGCCTGGGCGGAAAGCGTCAAGCGCCGGGTGGTGATGGATGCGTTTTATATCCATCAGCATAAAGGCACAACCAGCGCCATTCGCCGCGTGGTGGAGCCGTTTGGCTTTCTCATTCGCATTATCGAGTGGTGGCAGACCGGTGAGGCACCCGGCACGTTCCGCCTGGATATCGGCGTGCAGGACCAGGGCATTACCGAAGAAACCTATCAGGAGCTGGAGCGGCTGATCGGCGATGCGAAGCCATGTAGCCGCCATATGCTGGGGATGTCCATCAATCTGCAGGTTGACGGCCAGATGCGAGTGGCGGCCGCCAGCTATGACGGTGATGACATGACCGTTTATCCCTACACCCCGGAAATTATCTCCGTCAGCGGCACCGTTTACGGCGGCGCGGCGGTTCACGTTATCGATCTGCTGGAAGTGGGACCATGACACAAAAATATTATGCCATCGTGACTAACCTCGGCGCGGCGAAGATTGCGAATGCCGCCGCGCTGGGCACCAAACTGAACATTACCCAGATGGCCGTGGGTGACGGGAACGGCTCGCTGCCAACGCCCAGCGCAACACAAACGGCGCTGGTGAATGAGAACCGGCGGGCAGCAATCAATGCGCTGAGCGTCGATCCGGCGAACGCCAGCCAGATTGTCGCCGAGCAGATTATTCCCGAAACGGATGGGGGATTCTGGATCCGTGAGATGGGGCTGTTTTCCGAGGACGGTACGCTGATTGCGGTGTGCAATACGCCGGAAACCTACAAGCCAGCGCTGCAGGAGGGAAGCGGGCGCACGCAGACCGTCCGCATGATCCTGATTGTAAACAGCACGGATGCCATCACCCTCAAAATTGACCCGTCAGTGGTTCTGGCAACCCGTAAATATGTGGATGAAGCCATCCTGACGGTCAGGCAGTACGCTGAAGAGCTGATGACCGAGCACAACGGAGCCGCCAATCCCCATAAGCAATATCTTCAGATTGCAAATGCCCTGAAGGAGATTAAGGACGCCGGTAAAATAGCTGACGTTCTGACAAATCTTGGTCTGGGTGCTGGCTCTGCGCTACCGGTTGGCGTGCCATTGCCCTGGTCGCTTGCCTCTGTCCCCGAAGGATGGCTGAAATGTAATGGTGCCTCGTTCAGCGCCACAACGTATCCGGTGCTGGCAAAAGCGTACCCCTCACTGAAATTGCCTGATTTGAGAGGTGAGTTTATTCGTGGATGGGATGACGGGCGGGCTGCAGACAATGCCCGTGCACTGCTTTCGGCGCAGGCGGCCACATCAATCAGAACGGCAGCGCTTGATTATTATGGCGCTGATGCAACGACAACCAACGGCACCATTGGTACCTCTTTCAGTCAGGCAGACAGCGTAACAAGTTCACAGCCTGGCGATGCTAAATCTCCTGCAAACGGCGCGCTTGGCGCAATTCTTAACGACAACAGTATGTATGCCGAGCAAAAACAGGGTGGGGTTATCACCAGCAGTCAGTGGATTTCTGTACGCCCACGTAACGTGGCATTTAACTACATTGTGAGGGCTGCATAATGGCTAAGGTGATATTAGATAATGACGGGCTGGCAAAGTCTGCAGGCACGCTGAAGGTCTATAACTTCGACGCTGTCAGCGGGGAATATACCGGAACAACGGATGAATATCTGTTGCCCGGTGTGGGCATCCCGGCCAATGCCAGCACGTCAGTGCCGCCATCAGTGGCCGCCGGGCAGGTGGCAATTTTCCGTAATGGTGGTTGGGTGGCCGAACCAGACCACCGTGGCGAAACGGTTTATTCAGTGGCTGATGGTTCTGAAGTCATGGTTACAGAAACGGGGGAATATCGCTCTGGTACCACGGCACTTAAACCGTCCTCGGTCTTTGACGTATGGGACGGCAAAAAGTGGGTAACGGACACGGATGCCCGGCGTGCCGCGAATGTTGCTGAGGCCACCCGCCACAAGGCGGAATTGATCAGCCAGGCGAACAGCACGACGCAGGCATGGCAGACGCAGCTTTCACTGGGCATTATCACAGACGCGGACAAGGCTTCGCTGACGGTCTGGATGCAGTATATCCAGATGGTCCAGGCGGTTGATGTTTCTACAGCCCCCGATATCAACTGGCCGCAGATGCCAGCATAACCACCCGGCCCGCCAGCGGGCCTGTTTTATTTGTACCAATCCCCACACAACGGCAACCGAGTGCAGTAACCCGCCTGACCTCTCACCATAGCGAAACCCCTTAACAGGAGATTCGTTACATGGCGCAAGACTATCACCACGGCGTGCGCGTTGAGGAAATCAACGAAGGCACCCGAACCATTACCACCGTCAGCACGGCAATCGTGGGCATGGTCTGCACCGGCGATGATGCCGATGCGGCGATGTTTCCGCTCAATAAGCCCGTGCTGGTTACTGACGTACTGACCGCCAGCGGTAAGGCCGGGGAATCCGGCACGCTGGCCCGTTCACTGGATGCGATTGCCGACCAGGCGAAACCCGTTACCGTGATTGTGCGCGTGGCGCAGGGCGAAACCGAAGCGGAAACCACAACCAATATCATCGGCGGCGTGACGACGGACGGCAAACGCACCGGCATGAAAGCGCTGCTGGCCGCGCAGGCGCAGCTGGGCGTTAAGCCGCGCATTCTTGGCGTGCCGGGGCATGACACGCAGGCGGTGGCTACCGAGCTGCTGTCCGTGGCGCAGAGCCTGCGCGGCTTTGCCTATCTGGCGGCGTATGGCTGTAAAACCGTTGAAGAGGCGATTGCCTATCGCGACAACTTCAGCCAGCGCGAAGGGATGCTTATCTGGCCGGACTTCATCAACTTTGACACCGTGACCAGTGCGGACGCGACGGCCTATGCCACCGCCCGCGCGCTGGGCCTGCGCGCCAAAATTGACGAGCAGACCGGCTGGCATAAAACCCTGTCGAACGTGGGCGTGAACGGCGTCACCGGCATTTCCGCCGATGTGTTCTGGGACCTGCAGGATCCGGCAACGGATGCGGGCCTGCTAAACAAGAACGACATCACCACGCTTATCCGCAAGGACGGCTTTCGCTTCTGGGGTTCCCGTTGCCTGAGTGACGATCCGCTGTTTGCCTTTGAAAACTACACGCGCACCGCGCAGGTTCTGGCCGACACGATGGCGGAAGCACACATGTGGTCTGTGGATGGCCCGCTTAACCCGTCACTGGCCCGCGACATCATTGAAGGTATCCGCGCCAAAATGCGCCAGCTGGTTAACCAGGGTTATCTCATTGGCGGTGACTGCTGGCTGGACGAAAGCGTGAATACCAAAGACACGCTGAAAGCCGGGCAGCTGCTGATTGATTACGACTACACGCCGGTGCCACCGCTGGAAAACCTGCTGCTGCGCCAGCGTATTACTGACCAGTATCTGGTGAACTTTGCCAGCCGCGTCAGCGCATAAGGAGACGGAAACATGGCCTTACCCCGCAAGCTTAAACACCTCAACATGTTCAATGCCGGAAACAACTGGATGGGCATCGTGGAGTCCGTGACGCTGCCTAAATTCACCCGCAAGTTTGAAAAATACCGTGGCGGCGGTATGCCCGGCGCGGTGGATATCGATATGGGGCTGGATGACGGTGCGCTGGATACCGAATTCAGCATTGGCGGCACCGAACTGCTGCTGTTTAAGCAACTGGGAGCCACCACCGTTGACGGCATCCAGCTGCGTTTTACCGGATCTATTCAGCGCGATGACACCGCTGAAGTGCAGGCCGTTGAGCTGGTCGTTCGTGGCCGCCACAAGGAAGTGGACTCCGGCGAATGGAAATCGGGCGAATCCAGCACCACCAAAGTGTCCGGCACCAACAGCTATGCCAGGCTGACCATTAACGGCGAGGTGCTTTACGAGGTTGACCTGGTGAACATGGTCGAAGTCGTGGGCGGCGTGGACATGCTGGAAGCACACCGCAACGCGCTGGGCCTCTGATTACTCCGGCAGGTGAAACCCTGCCGCTTATTCCTACTGAATTCAGGAACTGAACAACATGGCTAAAGAAGCTGAACAGGCGGTAATCCTGCCGCTGCAAAAAATCGTTGTGCTGGATACGCCTATCCAGCGCGGCAAAGAAACCATCACCCAGGTCACCCTGCGTAAGCCCCAGTCCGGTTCGCTGCGCGGCACCCGCCTGCAGGCGCTGATGGACATGGACGTCAATGCGATGATGGTTGTGCTCCCGCGCATTTCGGTGCCTGCGCTTCAGCCGCACGAAATCAACGAAATGGACCCTGCCGATCTGCTGCTGCTGTCGGTTGAGGTGGTGACTTTTTTGTTGCCGAAGTCGGTGACGTCGGATTTCCAGACGGCCTGACGGTAGACGATTTGGTGGCGGACATTGCCACCGTATTTCACTGGCCGCCCTCTGCAACGGAGAACATGCCACTGACAGAGGTTCTGGAGTGGCGGCACAGGGCAGTTTTACGCAGCGGAGCCGGTGACGATGAGTGATACAAACCTGCGTCTGCAGGTGGTTCTCAACGCGGTGGATAAAATCACCCGTCCTTTCAAAAATGCGCAGGCTGGCTCTAAGGAGCTGGCCGCCGCACTCAGGGCCAGCAAAGACGGCCTGAAATCCCTGAACGAACAGGCCGGGCGCATTGACGGCTTTCGCAAGACGCGCTCCCAGCTTGCAATCACGGAAAAAAATCTGGCAACCGCCCGGCATGAGGCCGCGCAGCTGGCGACCCAGTTTGCGGCAACCAACAGGCCCACGGCGCAGCAGGCAAAGCTGTTGTCACAGGCAAAAGGGCGCGCCAGCGAACTGCAGCAGGCTTATAACGGTCTGCGCCTGTCGGTTCAGCGCCAGCGCGAGGCGCTTACCACTGCCGGTATTGATACCAAACAGCTGAGCGCGGCGCAGCGCCGACTCAGAACGGATGCTGACGGTGCCAGCGCGGCGATTGAGCGCCAGCAGGCGCAGCTGCGAAAGCTGGGCGAACGGCAGCAGAAGCTGAGCGCCATCCGGGCGCGACATGACAAATCGATGGAGCTGCGCAATAACCTCGCCGGGAACGGGGCGGGCATGGTTGCCACCGGCGTGACCACCGGGATGACGATGATGGCCCCGGTCAGGGCTTACGCTGAATCAGAGGATGCCTCCACGCAGCTGGCCGCGTCCATGATGGGGCCAGGAGCAAAAGTGCTGCCGGAATTTGAGAAAATCAACAAGCTGGCGGTGGGCCTGGGCGACAAGCTGCCCGGCACCACGGCTGATTTTCAGAACATGATGACCATGCTGCGGCGTCAGGGTATGAGCGCGCAGTCAATTCTGGGCGGGCTGGGTGAGGCAACGGCGTACCTGGGCGTTCAGCTGAAGATGGCGCCCACTGACGCGGCGGAATTTGCCGCCAAGCTGCAGGACGCCACGCAGACCAGCGAAAAGGACATGATGGCCCTGACCGACATCATCCAGAAGGGATTTTATGCCGGTGTCGATCCGGGAAACATGCTGCAGGGGTATGCAAAAATCGGCAGCGCGATGGACATCATCAAGCAGAAAGGGCTGGAGGCTTCAAAAACCTTTGCGCCGCTGCTGGTCATGGCCGATCAGTCCAGCATGGCGGGCGAGTCTGCCGGTAACGCCTACCGCAAGGTGTTTCAGGGGATGATGGACGCCGACAAAATGAAGGGCGTAAACAGCGACCTGAAAGGCACCGGCGTGAAGTTTGACTTCACGAACGGCAAGGGCGAGTTCGGCGGCATCGATAAGATGTATCAGCAGCTGGCGCAGCTTAAGAGCCTGAGCACCCAGAAGCGACTCACCACCCTGAAGGATATGTTTGGCGATGACGCGGAGACGCTGCAGGTGCTGAACATCATGATTTCCAAAGGCGTTGAGGGCTACCGGGAAACGGCGGCCAAGCTTGAAAATCAGGCGTCCCTGCGTGAGCGCGTCAATGCGTCACTGAACACCCTGGGCAACAAATGGGAGGCGGCCACCGGTTCGTTTACCAACGCAATGGCCGCCATTGGTGAAACCGTCGCGCCGGACCTCAAGCGACTGTCTGACTGGCTGGGTGACCTCGCCACCTCGCTGGGTAATTTTGTGAAGCAGCACCCGCAGCTGACCGCCGGGCTGTTTAAGCTTGGCGCGGGATTTGCCATTGCGGCCAGTGCCGTGGGGGTTCTGTCGCTGGCCGCTGCCGCCATTCTTGGCCCGCTGGCCCTGTTGCGCCTGAGTTGCGGCGTGCTGGGCATCAAAACCGTCAGCGCGTTCACGCTTATCCGTGGGGCGATTGGCCTGATGGGCAACGGCATCTTATGGCTGGGCCGCCTGATGCTGGCGAACCCGATTCTGGCGGTTATTGGTCTGATTGCCGCCGGGGCGCTGCTTATCTGGCAGAACTGGGACACGCTGGGGCCGAAGCTTGCCGCCTTATGGGATGGCATCAGCACCAAGGTCAGCGCCGTATGGGACGCCATCAGGACGTACATCAGTTCAAAGTGGAGTGAAATTGTTGCGGACGTGCAGGCGCTGCCGGCCCGTTTCCAGGAGGCCGGTTCGCAGATGATTGACGGGCTGATGGCGGGGATAAGCGCGAAGTGGGAGGGGCTGAAAAGCAAGCTTTCATCACTGACCAGTTACCTGCCTGACTGGATGAAACCGGGTGACGCCTCGCCGGTGATGCCGGGCCTGCCGGGTAAGAGTCCGGGATCGGCAACGGGGTTTGCCGGGTTGTACGACAGCGGCGGCTTTATTCCCGCCGGGAAGTTTGGGATTGCAGGAGAGAACGGGCCGGAGCTTGTGAACGGTCCGGCCAGTATCACCAGCCGCAGGCGCACCGCATCACTGGCCGCGTCCGCCGCGCTGGCGATGGGGCTTGCAGGTACACCGGCCGCAGCACGGCCACTGCATCCCATGAGCCTGCCCGCCAAAGCACAACCGGCGGGTGCTACCGGCGGCGTAATGTCTGCCGGAGCGGCTGCCCCGGTGCATAACAGCTATGCATTCACCATCGTGCAGCAGCCGGGCGAAAGCCATCAGAGTGTGGTGGATGAGGTGATGCGCCGGATTGAAGAAAAAGAGCGGCAGGCTAAGGCCCGCGCGCGCAGTTCCTACAGTGACCGTGGAGGGTTTGAATCATGATGATGACGCTGGGGCTGTTTGTTTTCATGCTGAAAACTGCCCCCTATCAGCAGCTGCAACACCAGCGCAGCTGGCGGTTTCCGACAAACAGCCGGGTGGGTGTCCGCCCGTCAATGCAGTTTCTGGGACCGGATAACGACACCATCACGCTGACGGGCGTTTTGTTGCCTGAAATGACCGGTGGCCGCCTGACGCTGTTCGCGCTGGAGCAGATTGCGGAGCTTGGTCGCGCGTGGCCGCTGATCGAGGGCAGCGGGGCAATTTACGGAATGTTTGTTATCGAGAGCGTGAACAAGACCAGTACGGAGTTTTTCAGTAACGGCGCGTGCAGGCGCATCGAGTTTACCCTCACACTCCGGCGAACGGATGAATCGCTTCGCGAGATGTTTGGCAGCCTGAGCGACCAGTTAACGGCGATGCAAAGTGCGGCAACCGGCGCGGCGGGCAGGCTTAACTCTGCGGTGGGAGGGCTACTTCAGTGAACAGTTCCGCCTGGGCTAACGGGGCCATCAGCGCGCCGCAGTTCCGTCTTACGATGGAAGGGGCCGACATCACGCAGAAGATTGAAAAACGGCTTATCAGCCTGACGCTCACGGACAACCGCGGATTTGAGGCTGACCAGCTGGATATTCAGCTGGACGATGCGGACGGCCTGCTGCAGCTTCCCCGCCGGGGCGTTGCGCTGACGCTGGCGCTGGGGTGGGAGGGGCAGCTGCTTATTCCCAAAGGCACCTATACGGTTGATGAAATTGAACACTCGGGATCGCCTGACCGGCTGACGCTTCGCGCGCGCAGTGCTGATTTTCGCGAGACGCTCAACACCAAGCGCGAAAAGTCATGGCATAAGGTCACGGTGGGTGACATCACGCGCGATATCGCGGCCAGGCATAAGCTGAAGCTGGCGCTGGGTGATGACGTGGCAAAGCTTGCCATTGACCATATGGACCAGACGAACGAGTCAGACGCCAGCTTTCTGATGCGCCTTGCGCGCCAGTCCGGGGCGCTTGCCTGCGTGAAAAATGGCAGCCTGCTGTTTATCCGTCAGGGGCAGGGGAAAACGGCCAGCGGAAAGGCGTTGCCGGTTATCACCCTTCAGCGAAGGGACGGCGACAGCCACCGGTTCAGCCTGGCAGATCGTGATTCTTACACGGGCGTGATAGCCAGCTGGCTGCATACGCGGGAGCCGGTGAAGAAGGAAGTCACGAAGGTGAAGCGCAGGCGCAAAACCACGGCAAAGAAAAAAGAGCCGGAGGCTAAGCAGGGTGATTATCTGGTCGGCACGGATGAAAACGTGCTGGTGCTGAGCCGGACATATGCCAGCCGCGCTAATGCAGAGCGGGCAGCCAAAATGCAGTGGGAACGACTGCAGCGGGGCGTGGCCACGTTTTCCATTGAGCTGGCGCGCGGCAGGGCTGAGCTTTACACGGAGATGCCGGTAAAGGTGAGCGGGTTCAAGCAGCAGATTGATGCGGCTGAATGGATCATCACCACGCTGACCCATAACCTGGGCGACAGCGGGTTTACGACAAGTCTGGAACTTGAAGTGAAAATTGATGAGTTAGAAATGGAATAAAGTGATTCCTATTGGGGCCAATTTATCTATATACTCGCCACAAGTTCCCACCTGTGTACAAATAACGGAGTATTTAACTATGATGAACTGTCCATTATGTGGGGGCGCAGCGCATACCCGCAGTAGTTTTCAAGTCTCGAAAGATACCAAAGAAAGATACAACCAGTGTCAGAACATCAACTGCAGTTGCACGTTCAAGTCCTTAGAAACCGTAGCCAAGATCATCATGCAACCCGGAACGGTCAAACCAGTTCCGCCTCACCCGGATAGATCACTGCAAGGCGCGCTTTGGCTCTAA